TAATGACTGTACTAGTTGCAATATCAGTCTCGCCTAATCTAGACGCCCACATCTCATAATCAACAGAATCGGTTTCTACCGTTAGTGCATACTCAGTATCATTCTGTAGATATACAGGATGATCAAACTCAAAATAAGTAGGAACAGTAGAGTCTGTAACTCCCACGTAATCGGTCGCTACACCCATTCTAACAGCAGGGGTATCAATCTCTATCTCAGTTTCTAATACACATCCACCAGCGCCATTACCGATACCTCTGATGACTACTGATGGTGCTTCGGTATAACCGAAACCAGGGAGAGAAATCTCTGCATTATATACTTTTCCACCAGAAACTTCTACTCTTGCGGTAGCGACAGATCCACCTGGCAATTGAGGACTTTCAATTGTAATAATAGCATTATCATAGTTTAATCCAGTGTCCTTAATATTGATTGCTGAAACTTTACCACTATCTTTTGCAATTGTTAATACAGAGTTGGTTCCCTCTGTATTGTTTGCTAAAGTAACAGATGGAACAATCAAAGTTTCATTTGGTAAGAAAGAGCGACCATTATGATTACTCAATACAAGAGTATACACTTGCTCATTTGTAAGCAAGAACTTACCAGAAGATGAAGGAACAAGATCTACACCGTTCTTATCAATTACTCTCTCGATAGGACCACTAGCAGCAGAAGAAGATCCAGTAGCACTTTCTCCAATAGTTACGTATACATTTCCATTAGTAAAGAACTTCAGGAAAGTATATGGCATAATGACTTTTTCTGTTCCAGGAACAATATTCTTTGCTGGTTTTTCAGAATCTACATTTGACAGATATACCTTAATTGGAATGGTATTACTCTTCTTATTGAAGAAAAGATCTACACCAGTAGCAAACACACCACCATCATAGTTTTCAACTTTGAAAGTTTGTGCAAGTGGATTAGGTCTTACTGGATTGTCAGTATTGCTGTCTACAAACTGAACACCTTCATTTGCCTTAAAGAAGGATGGTTTTGTTGAAATAATTGTGCCAGGATTTTCTGGAAGAATACCAGTTGCATAATACTTAACTTCGGCGTAAGTATCTACGTTTGCTTTGTCTGCATTTGTAGAACTAGAAGTAAATCTAAATGTCTTGATGCCTGTAGAAATATTAATTTCTTCAGCAAGATTGTCGTAATCAACAGTATCTACGTCTCCAGTCCAAGTTGTGTTTTCTCTTGGTGGAGCACCAGCTGGTAGTAAGATTAGACCACTAGCATTACCGTTTTTGTCGGTAGTAATAGTTCCGTTAAATGCTGATAATGAATTGCCAGCAATACCACTGAATCTAAGGTCTGGATTTACCCAACGATTAATATTTCTACCTTCTAAGAAGACAGATAACGTCGTATTGGGTTTCATTCTCTTCACAACATACTTAATAGGAACACTTCTAGCGAAGAACTGCAGGGCAGCAGATACGTTGTTTCCTCTAATAGTGTTTGTCTTTACACCTTTAGCAACATCATTATTTTGTGGACTAATATTAGTGGAACTGGAAACTCCAGCAGCTTCTACACTCGCTTGTGCATCTTGACTATTAATTTTACCTAAAGAATTAATTGCTGTAAATGATGGTGTAGATCCAACCCAATTGACTACAAAAGAGTTATAAAGACTAGAAAGACTTTGCTTGATATTTTCTTTTGCTAAGAAAATTTTATACAGATCTGTGTTAGTATCTACAACTAATGGTTCTTTAGATTCGTCATACCACTGATCAATAGATGGGGAAAGAATACTATCTCCAACATATTGTAAAACAACAAATGGATTTGGATTTAGTGTCTTAGATGCAAAACTATTTCCAAGAAGACTTAAGTGGGTATATGGTAGAGTAACAATATCTCCAGACCTCTTATAACCAGAAACAACTCTTTGGTCGTCTCTAGTATTCACTTCTTTTAACACGAAAGAATTTTCTTTTGATTGTGGACGCAATACTGACTGTTGAGAATCAATAGAACACTGATAATCAAGAGAAGATAGATTACCTGTTCTGTGAGACTCAAAGTTATCTACCAGGAATCCAGACTTGAATCTATCAAAACCAATTTCATCTTTGACCTGCATGTTAAGAGCTTGTTGCTCTAGAACACTAAGGGTGGTATAATATTCGAGACGTTCAATACGCTTCTCTAATTTACCGATGTCGCGCATAGTATAGCGACGATTATCGATAGTTGTAATTCTTACATCCTTACTAGTTTGTGTGTATGCAGGAATGTATGCATAGAATAGTGGGATAGCATCATCAACAGGATCTGGTTTGGAAGGATTAAGTGAAGAGTTGCCTTCTTTGACAATAAAGTTTCCTTTTTTGTTGAGGAAAATACCATCAATTCTATCTAAGTATTGAACTTGACTGAACGATAGTGTGTACTCTAGTCCTGCATCAGGTGCAGGAGTAGAAGCAAGAATTGCTCCTGGTCCAGAGAAATTACCAACTGTTACTGACAGAGATGCTTCATCTTGGAAACCACTAATAGTAGTATTAGAATCTACTTTTGGTCTAAAATCAATAACGTTCTTAAGATTTACAATACCATGTACAGTTGAGTTGAATGATGGAATTTCTTCCTCTGTTACACCTGCTTCATGAACATAACTGTCAACGGTACAGAAATCGCCTTGAGATTGCTCAAAGTAATCAAAACCAACAACTAATTGACCAGTTGTCTTTTCTTGTCCTGGTTTGATAACAATTCTGGAAATGTCATACACAGTATCTCTCTGTCCATTATCAAATGTAAATCTATCAGTAACATCTGTTCCAGAAACTAAATTGCCAGCAGTATCGATAGTTGGAGGTTGAGTAGCACTTCCCTCGTAAACGTATCTTAGTTTATATGCATCAGAATAAGAAAGAACTTCTACAATTTCAGAATCATAGTCAGTTCCTCTGAATGGAATGACACTATCACCAGAAGATGAGATAACAATTCTCTTATTCTCAACAGAAGTTTTTAATCTTGGTTTTGCGTTAGTAACTTCTAATGTTGCCGTAAGTTTTAGTTTTGGATATGTTCCATTTGATGGAATGGTTCCAAAGTAAGTGCTAGGAAGTCTCAAACTAATACTACCAGAAGCAAGACCACTAGCAGTATCTGTTGCAGAAGTAATTTCTACATTATCTGCATCAATATATACAAGGTCACCTGCAGAAACATTTGGAGCGTCACCAGGATCCAAGACTGTGATCATGTAATTTTCTTCAGTAAATGCAACAAACCTTTGTGTACCAAAGTCTAGTTGTGCAGCAAATGTAATGATACCACCACCACTAGAAGCAGTAGTAATAAAATCTCTACGGAAGAAGTAGTTGATCTTTGTATCTTCTGGGGTATCAACAATCTTTTTAATCTGTCTACTTCCAGATGGATAAATTAAAGTTCCTTGGTTTGCATTATCTACTCTTGGACGTAAACGTACAATACTTGTATTAACAACATCTCCTGGTAGTACAGAGTCTAGATATACTCGTGACTTTTGAGATCCTTGCTTTTGAGTTGCATATTGTACGACAGCACGAACAATATTGTTATCTACATCAGCAAACTGAACAATATCACCTTGCTGTACATCGTTGCTAGCATCGGCATTAAAACTTGTAGATTCGATAAAGTTGAAACCTTTTGTTCCAAAGAACGTAAACTCCGTTACAGATTTAATCTCTGCATATTTTTCGTCATCGGTAACAACATCTGCTGTGAAAACATTAGCGTTTCCAGAACCAAATGCTGATGCTACAGACTTAACATTCTGAGGAACATAAGTTGTAACAGCATTTCTAACTAGAACTGGTAAGATAGAAGCAGACTGAGTTGGATTTGCTGCACCATCTGGTTGAACAATACTAACAGCAGGAGGTTGAGAATATTCTGTTGAGAGTGCTGATCTATTGTTAATGATTGCTGCATAAAAAGCTCCATTAACTAGTCTCTTCAATTCTACAACACCAGCATCGATTTCTACACCGTTGATTAATATGTTAGATCCATCAGCATATCCAAGACCTCTGTCTTGAACAACAAAGTGAGAAATAGTATTATCAGTAGAAATCTTAGACGTATTAGAGTCTTCATCTCTAATAGTTTCACCAGAGACAAATCTACCTGATAGAGTTTTAACAAAAAGAAGTCTTCCAACAGAGTAAACACCAGAAGGTGCTCCTTCGACTACACCATATGCACCACTCTTTAAACCAAAGACATATTTACCAATACCAAAACTACCATCTGCTGGAGTTGAATCTAGAAGAATTTTAGTAAAGAATTCTGGATCAAAATAAGATAGACCAAAAGTAGTATTATAAACTTCTGTTCCTACAGGTAAACGACCTTTGGAGAGAATAATATCAGTATCTTGATTAAATCCTGTACCTCTCTGCTTAAGGAAGAAATTACTTGGTTTTGCTCTACCAATAACAGGTGTAATAGTAGGAGAATAATCTACAATATAACCATATGAATTAATAGAATCAACAGCTGCTTCTGCTTCTGTCAAGAATAATTTTCTTTGGTAATTTGAATCACCTAAGTCATACTCAAGCATAGTGAGTTCAATATCATCCTTATCACCACAAATAGTAAGTTCTAAGAATTTTACACTATCGTTAGCATTTAGAAGTGGTTTATTTACCTTCGCGTAAGACAAAGCTTTTACACTTCCTGTGGAGGTAGCAGCTCCACCATCATTCCTGGTTTTTACAAAATACAAAGTTCCTAGTAAACTTTGGAAATTTGTATCTGTTAAATTAGCAAGAGGATTAGTTGTACTAGTTACTTCAAGTGTAATAGTTTTAATTGCCGAATTGCTATCAAAATACTGCCCTCGTCTGTTTAGAGTTTGTCTATGATCTGATGGCAATTCTGTATTTGCTAATCCAACAGAACCATCATTATATGTTGCATATAAATTGACGTATGGATATGGAGTTAGATCTGCACCTTCTTTGTTTAAAGGAACACTACCATATACGTTTGTAATATTATAAGTTGGTAGTGATTTTGCTTTTAATCTAATATTGTCACTGCTTAGACTTGCTCTAGCTTTATTAATATCTAAGTATTTTGTTTCTTTGTTGACAATTTCATAACCTCTGATATATGCTTTACCAGGACCAATACTAGCAACCATCTTTCTGGAAGCTTCTTGTTCGGTTAGATTATTAAAGAGACCAAAATCATCTTTTGCATAAACACCACGATTTCCTTCTTTCTGGACATACTCTCTGATGTCTACACTGAAATTATCTACAACATAATCACCACTCTCATCATAAGTTCTTCTTGCAAGAGTTTGCTCAATTAAACTGTAATTTGTAGGACTTACTTTTCTTTGTACAGATCCTCTAAGAGTAGTAATTAATTGAATAAAGTTTTTATCTGTAGATTCATCTAATTCAAACTTTACCAGAGAAAGAGAAATCTTAAGTCTATGTGCTCCTGGCGCAGTGTAGTTTGAAGAACCAATTGAGTTATCATAAAGACTATCGTCTTCTTCTGGAGTTACGATATCCTCTTTGATAGTAAAACCAACCTTTGCAGATGGTTCATTATAATAATCATCAATAACAAGCAATTCAGTGTTGTTGCGGACAAAATATCCATTAACAAAGTAAATTCCTTCTTCTACTTTTACAGCAGAACCAAATCCCATAGCGGGACTATCAATAGAAGTTACATCTCCTGTATCTGGGTTTTTAATTTGAATGCTAGTTGGTAGTACACTACCATCAGTACCCACGACCAATAATGGAGTGTTGACTCCATCAATAACTTCTAATGTCTCACCTTGCCTAAAGGTTACTTCTGTGTTAGAATCTCCACTAGTCAGATAGTTTACATAGATTGTATCTGCTGTAGTTTCTGTTGCTAGTTTTGTTGCTAGTACCGTGCCAATAACACCAGAGTTTAATCCTCTCAACTGAGTGCCAATTAACTGAGAAATGTCATATTTCTTATAGACAATCTCATTACCTTCATTAATGGCAACTTCAGATACTGAAGAAAGCTTTACATAATCTAACTTAGTATTAAGACCTACCTCACCTGGGACTACTAGGTCACCTTGCTTGAAAGCATACTTACCAAAAGACTCAATCTGATTTTGTAAGATAGATTGAACTTGTGTTAGTTCCCTGCTCTGAATAGAATACCCAGGACGGAATAAAATCTTGTAGAAATTTTTATTCGCGTCAAAGTCCTCATAATAAGGATTTACATTAAGGTTAGTCTTCTGTGGCATGGTTTTCCGCCAAATACTAGCATTCTTTGTCCTTAGTATTTATAGAGATAAAAAAAATCCCCCCATCTCTGGAGGGACTTATAATCGATTGTTTTAATCAGAATTCGATGACTAGTTTGATGTCTTCAATCTGGTCAGGAGCACGAGTGATTAGACGACGGTTCTCAACGTAGATAACGTCACCTGAGTTGTTCTCGATTTCTGGAGCAGCAAGACCAGCAGCAAAGGTTGAACCTAGAAGTGAACCAGCATATGCTGTCTGTACGTTACCAGAAGCAGCAGATAGACCACCAGAGACTGCATTAGCACCGTTGCTCTCGAACGCTCTTACAACACCTTGATCAGTGTGTGCATCGTTGGTTTGGATGTACTTAAGAACACCAGCGGTAGTAGAACCACTATCTAGTGTCCAAGAAACAACTGTACCATATGCAGTACCACCAGTTACAGTCTGAGTAATTGTTTCGTCAGGAATGTAATCAGAAGTTGCACCAGTGATCTTGATTGCTTTTAGACCAGAGAGAGTATCTGCGGTAGCAAATGTTGTGGTTCCCCACTCATATGGATCCTTGATAATACCGATTCTACGGAAGTCGTTATCAACAGGGAAGTCTCCAGAACCTTCAGCATAGGTGAGGCGAATGTTTGTCATCACGCGCTTACCGTTGAGTTCTGTCTCATGGTCAGAACCATGACCACCTGCAGGAGGTAGGATGCACTCCAGAGCACCAGTTCCGTTAGCAGGAGTAGCAACTGCACTGGTTAGACCAGCATCAGAGAAGAGATTACCGTTGCCAAGAAGTACATTAGCATAGGTGTAATCTTGACCTCTTGCTTGAATACTTGCGGAAGTGATAGTTCCAGAACCATCAGTAGCAAACTCAATAACACCACCAGTTCCATCACCCTTGATAGAAGTGTATAGAGTCTGGGATGCAGGGAGGTTTGCACCACCGTCTTCAATTAGAACAACATCAATTGCACCAGCAACAGCAGCGCCAGCAACAGCAACACGAGTGTTGTTGGTAGGAAGAACGATAGGCATGAAGTCCGAAGATAGGAATCTTAGAACATCATCGGTTGGCATGGTGTACATATACTTCCAAATGTAACCACCGCCAGTAGTTTCGGTGTATAGACCAGTAGCAGAAGCGTAGTTAGCGCCACTTGTCTTTGGTTCTTCTTGTGCTAATGCACCCTGAACACCAGTAGCAGGAGTCTCACCGTTATAGAGGCACTTAAATACTTCGTAATCAGAGTTCATTACGTAGAACTTAGCATCAGCGATGCTTGTCTGGTTTGTTGCTGTTCCTTTACCAACTTGACCACCGCCACCAGGAGTAGCAGAATAGTCAGGTTTCCACATGTCGAATCTGGGGTTAGCAACGATGTCCCAGTTGTAACGACGAATTACTGTACGTGCAAATGCATCGGTAACACGCTTAGCAGCGATGATTTCGTCGTAAAGACCAATCTTTTCTCTTTGGTTATCTAGAGGAAGGGGAGGAACGTCCTCAGTACCGTAACGATAGACACCTGCTTTAGCAACAGCACCTGTGTCGGTTGATCCACCGTCAGCAGTCTCTTTTAGATCTTGTCCAAGAGTTGGGGTGGAGTTGGTTCCGTTGCTGCCAAAAACGTCGGTCAGGAGAAGGGCACTATCATAAACTGCAGCAACTGTGGCACGGAATGCTGTCGAACCGTATGTACCTACATAAACTTCGTTTCCAACTGTAAAGTTGGTAGCACCCTTAGAGTACACCTCTAGATATGCTCTCCAAGGTTGGGGACGCCCAACAAAGAAGTACATTCTAGTGCGCTCAGCACTCGTTTCGCTTGGTCCTTCCGTCAAGGATTCTAGGAATTGTTTCGCGTTAAAAATACGAAACTTATCAGAAATAATAGCAGCCATGGGTTTCTTTGTCCGACGTGGTAATTTGTGCCTGAGTTATTTATATTTATACCGATATTTATTATTTTGTAAACGGTACTAATTCATCGTTAGCGGAGATATTAGGTGGTCCGCTAACAAGAGTACAACCTTCAAATGTGGTTGGTGTCTTACTAGTGTAATCAATTACAGATCCCGCGCTTGTAAACAAGGATCCTTCACTTGGGAAGTATGTAGTATCATACACAACCAGAGGTCCGCCAATAGGACCAGAAGCACTACTAATCGCTACAGGATTCTGGATTGATGGTGGCATTAGATTAAATTTACCACCAGCAATAGTGTAACTAGAATCTTTCCTTTCCGTGAAGTCGCGGAGAGTCAGTGATGGGAAGTATGCACTCAACTCAGCAATCGAAAGTCCAGAAACATTACATACACCATCATCAAAGATACCATCATAATGTCCAATTGTATGACCAGCGTTTCCTGTGCTATACTGTCCAATATAGAGCAGTGTTTGCTGAGCAACACTGTTCTCAACATAAATTGTGACTCCGTTTCTCTTGAGAACGCCATAATCATCTAGTAGATCAACCGCGTTACCGTTTCTCTGTATTACAGGATCTGAGATGAATACAGATTCTTGGTAACCATCAATAATACCAGATGGTGGAGGTGTAACGATAATCTCTAGTTCTGCTTTCTGGATGGTAAATACAGATACTGTGCTGACTACTTGTGCTTGTACAGTAACTTCAGTCTGTTGCTGCGATGTAGTAAATGATTGTACATTAGTTGCAAAAGTTTCTAACTTATACTTAACATCAGATTCGACAGTCGCCAGTGTATTGATAGTTGCGTGTTGAATCTCTAATTCAATTTGTCTGTCCACAGCATAATTAATCTGTGGTGTTACAATTTGTTTCTCGGACTCTCTTTCAGTTCTACCAACATTTACACCACCCTTGACAGTTACTAGTTGAGAATCAGACTCAACAATAGTTACACCAGCGTATGCGATAGATACTGGATCTGGAATTTGTCTGATATATGTGCCAGCTTGCCATGCTTGTGCGGTGGTATTGTTCTCACCTCTCTGAACACTGAGGAAACGATCACCAGACTTGCGATAGTATCTTACAGTCTCAGTTCCAATAAGGAGATATCCATTATTTTTGAACTTCGATGTATCTGGGATGTATACAACTGTGTCAGTAGGACCAATATCAGAGTCAAGGAATGCAGCAACCTCAAAGAAGTTGATATTAGATAGTGCATCGTTGAGAATGTGATTGGTGAATGATGTTGTAATCTGTCTCTCTGCACCAGAAATCTGGGTAGAAGTCGATGAGAAGATGTCAACAACAGAAGGTGTAGCAATTGTAACATTAATTTCTGTAGTGTTATGGAAGGTATCGATAACCTGTGCATCTCTCTCGGTATGAACCGTTGACTTGTGTTCTACCAATCCAGCATCTAGATCAGGACTGACTTGCTCTTCTTTTGGCGTAACGATAGAAGTGATAACCCTGTCAGTATCAGTTGGACTATCAAACAAGATAGAAGTAAAGGTATTGATACCAGATACTTGGTTACCAAGTACAGATACGTTCGAGATTACATTAAGACCAATACTTTCATACTTATTAATTGATAGATCAACTTCAGAAACACCAATTTCCGTATCTCTGATAATATCATATCTTCTTGCGACAACAACTATTGGTGCTTCTGTATAACCACTACCAGAATCAAGTAACTCAACACTAAGAACCTGACCCTTACTTACAACAACAGCTGCTCTAGCACCGCCACCAGCTCCATTCTCAGGAACAAAATTAATTACAGGTGGTGTATAATATTGATATGCTGTAGGTTGTGTAATTGGATCATAACTACGTTGATTCCAATCTAGTCTCTCAATTCTACCAGTAAGATTGCCATTACCATCCTTTTCCATGATGGCAACAATACTGAGACCTTCACCTCTAGTAATACCATTATAACTTTGAATATTGACTTGACCATAATATGAGTTAGAAACTTGTCTATTGTTTCTATGCTCTTTACTGATCAATAGTGAAGGAAGTTCTTTAATTCTTCTGAAAGTATCTTCACCCTCAACTCGAATTTGACTATTATTTGATAGACTAATAAAAGGATTCTTATAAGACTTTCTGATAATAGTTCCTCTCCAAATTTGATCATTACCACGTAACTTCAGTCTACCAACTTCGTCTTTATCGTATGTAATTGTAGATCCAGTAGCAGACAGTCCGACCATGGTAGAATATGTGTCATATCTTCCAGCAACTGCAAAATATACTGGATCTCCTTGGATTAATTCACATGCGTTTCCTAGACAATCAAATCTAAGTAAAGATCCAGATCTCGTAGGATTAGAAATTAATCCAATAGTATTGTATGATCCATTTGAATGGATTTGATATGCATGAATAGCAGATCCAATTTTATCACCCATCCACTTGTACTTGAAGAAATCATCTATACCACTAACGGTATCTAATTCTACAACAGAAGATGCGTAGTATTGGTCTACATTATAATCGTATAGATTTAAGATTTGACCAACATCTCTACCATAGAGATATCTCATGTCAACTTTCATCTGGTCTGTAATCGGAACATTAAAGAAGATGTTTGGTCCAGAAACTGTATAAGAGAATCCCTCAATTTGTAAAACACCATCAAGGAAGACTAACAAATTATCTCTCTGTTCAATATTAGCAACTGTCAAATCTTCTAGATCTAAAATCAAGAATGGACCAGTTCTAACGTTATTGACTAAGTTCTTATCAATAGTCAATCTCTTGTAATTGCCAATACCAATAGCAGCAATTTTTTCTACTGCTGTTGGTTCTCCAAGAGTTTTTGCTCCCTCATATTGATCCCAGATAGGAGCAACATCAAACACTACTCTATTAGGAACTACACTTCTTTCAATATGATAAGAATCACTTCCAGGATAATCAGCATTAAACTTGGTTTGTTGTAATACAGCGTTAATAGTCAATAAGAAGTTTTCATCGCTTTCTGTTACAACAGGACTTCCATCCTCCCAATACAATTCAAATTCTTTTGTTTCTCCGTCAACATAGTCAGGGAGAGTTCTATCTACAGAATCATCATTCAAAATATCATCTAAATTTGAATAGAGAGAATCTACAGAACTAATTACATCGTTACATTCTTGTGCAGTTAGTAATGGATCTCCAATAATATTGTAATTTGAATATGTCTTAGAGTCTGTCCAATATCCAGACTTATTTTCATTAATATCTACTACTTCTACAACACCAGTTCCTTTTGCAAGAATATCTTTTACAATACTAATATAAGTGTCAATCGAAGATTCTACCTCCTGACAATAAGGGAATTGAGTATCGGCAGCAACAGGAAGTGTTACTGGAGCAATAGAACTATATGTTGGTACACTGAGACTGTTTCTCATCGCATTAATCATGAGAGCGCCTAGCATATCCCATGCAGCAATAGCAGCAGCAGTCTCTTCTGCAGACCTATTGATATAAGTTAATTCTTCTCCATAAGGATAACCTCTATTTGTATAATAGAGTTGTGCAAAATTAATAACTCTTTGGTTGCCACCGAATCTTAAGTGATATACAATATCGTCAATCAAGAAACCTAAATCACGATAGCATTTTGCTTGATCGTTTGAATTTAATGCATAGTTTGCATAAACAAATCCACTGACTTCTTCTTGTAGTAATTGCTTGTTGGCAAAGATAAGATTTGATGCATCATAATAAGTTCCGTTGTTAACACCACTCATAAAGAATGTGGCACTATCAACACCAGAGAATGATAGAGGAACAACTAAATCATCCCCAGGTTCTACAGAGAACGTATTTCCAGGTTCTACAGCACCAACACTAGTAGATAATCCTAAATCATTACCACCAGTAGATCCACTTAGACTCGTTATTCCAGCAGATGCACCACCAGCACCAGCACCAGAGTTTACTAGTGCTGCCTTAGAAAGTGTGACTTCTGTAATACTATCGATAGAGACGATCTTAGTATCTGGAGAGAATGCTCTACCAGAACTAATATGCATACCAATAACTAAGTTGTTTGTATTAGAAACAGTTACAGTTTTAGATCCCTGAATATACCTAACATCTAGTTCTGTATAATCCCAATTTCTAACAGCAGCTTTTGCTAAGTTAGTTACATATTTAAAGATAGCAAGAGATTCAGATTTATTTTTGGTAATGTAATCTGCACTAGTAGCAAAAATATTAGAATAATCGAAAACTTTAGAGTTACCACCAAATCTTAGGTCGTGCTGATATGCATCTAAGATAAATCTAATATCATTTTGATAGTCGTCAGTTTTTGTACTCCAATCAAGAGAAGAGTAATATTGCTTTCCATAACCAACTGCCTCTTCGACAATAAACTCAGTATTTCTCTCAATTTGATTAGCTGCATCAATCCATCTTCCATTACGTTGGAAAATATTTCTTACTTTTCTCAGATACCTGCTATTATACTGACTTCTCTTAAAGAAGAAACATCTACCGTAGAATCTAGTTCCTTTGAATGGGGTAAGATCAGTTCCACTTTGTCCTGTTAACTTTGCTCCTGGTCCTAATGGAGGAGCAGCAAAAATAATTTTATCATCTTGGACAGTGTATGCTACTCTAGGTTCTTGCAGAATACCATCCAGTGTAACTACTAAACTTTCTTCTGAGATTGGGAAGAAAGGAGATCCTGTATTGTCTAATACTTGGAATATGGTAGTACCAACTAGTTGTCCATCTGAATTAAATGTTCCATCAAATGGTTGAGATAAAGTAAACTCAAATGCTCTGGTTTCATTAAAGTTAAATTCTGAAGAAGCAACAGATCCAGCACCTTTTTGAATTCTTGATGACTCTACACTTTGAATAGTCTGAGTAGTAACTTGCTTTGTACTCTCTACACTAATTCTATTAGTAGTATCATCCCACAACTGAATAATTGAGAAACTATCTGCTTTAATCTGAGATCCATCTGGCATCTCTGTATTAGCAGTAGTTTCTACATCTACCTGTCCAAATAATTTAAATCCAGCAGGGTGTGTGGTAGACTTAATAAGGTCTCTCCACTGTTCAATAGATGTCTTAGACTTGACAACATATGAATAGTCCTGATAGAAGAAACTATCTGTAATCTTCTGGTTTGCTACGCCAAGTCTTCCCTTATCTGATGTATAATATCCTAAGTTATCAAAGAAACTTGAAAGATTAGTATCAAATGTAGATACAAATACTGCTTTTACAGTGCCAGCAGCATATGATCTATCTCCTACAATAGAAACATTCTCTCGAATGATTCCAGAAACATTTTCCAATTTTAATAGATTAGATCCAGGTCTGTATTCAGATACTCTAGATGTCATAACATCTACATTATTAATAGTCTGACGAACTAATTCACCTTTTCTAAATCTACCACTAAAATTACTCAGTGATACTGTGTATTGAGAAGTAATATTAGATGCTACTGTTTTATCTAAATGGAAAGATCCACCATTATTGATAATCTTAATGCTTTGGGGAATACCAATATTGGTACTAGATGCATACATTTCAATATCACTTTCTACAATATCAATTGTAGGGGCATAAGTATAATTTCTACCAGGATTCTCTACAGTAATTGAGAATAATTTTCCACCTTCTTGTACAACTCTAAATGATGCACCGACACCATCACCATCAGTAATAATGGCGATTGGTTTTACATAATTAGAACCTAACTTGTCAATTCTGACTGAAGTTATGACTTGTGTAGATTCATCGAATAATACAGTTGCAGAACCTCTATATTCTTCTGTTGGGGCAACTGCTTTAATCAAAGGAAGTTTCTTGTAACTATCTCCAGAGTTTACGATTTTGGTATCGTTAATCTCACCAATAGCAAACTGACCAGTAGTAGTATAAGAAATGGATCCAGAACCATCCCAAAGAGGCTCGCTAGGAATATCATAAACAAAACGATTTGGTGTGACATAGTTAACTGTTTTTATTCCTTGAAGTGGATCGGTGACAATAGTGAGGTAAGAGTCTTCACTATTAACAATTCCATTTCTGTCATAATAATAGAAGTTAGTAAAGTTAGTACCTCTCTTGACTGTATACGTATTCTGTGCTAATCTAGATCCAAATCCAAACTTAACTTCAGTAAATGCTCCTGCATTTCCTGGAAGAATACTAGAAGCAGTTTTTTCTAAAGTAATTAAGTTGAGACTCTTACTTGGACTTAAATCAAAGTAAGTTGCTGTTAAAGAAGAATGAGAAGTGTCAAATACGTACTTATAAAATTCTTGAATATTAATATTAATATTTGGTGTGTAGTTTACTTGATCTTCTGAGAATTCAAATTTATAAGCAACTTCTCCAACAGACTCTACAGTAACTAAACGCTTTGGAGAACTTGAATCAAAGAACGTTGTTGAAATTGCTAATTCGTCTGCTCTGATAGGATCAACACTATAATCAAAGATAATATTAATCTCTTGGGTGTCTTGATTGTAACTTGAGATAATACCAGAGTTAATACCTCCAGTAATAGAGAATCCAGAATCAAAATTATATTTTGCTCTAAACAGTTCAACAGGTTGTTTGTTAAAATGATCTGTTGCTTCAGTTCCTCTTTGTGCTCTTTCTACAGTAAGTTTTGATCCTACAATTGAAGTAATTTTAACAACTTCCGATCCTACTAAGATCTCATCTCCTTCTGCAAAACCATCTGAAGATTTTAAATTAATCTCTGTAGAATTTAAAGATACTCCAGCATGGTCAACATAGATAGCTAGTCTCGAAGAACTTAAAGAAGCTCCAGATCTTTCTAGTTGATCATCATCAACTCCAAGATAATCTCCTCGTTTATAACCAGATCCACCATCTTGAATTTGAATATCATTAACAAGACCAGCAGCAGAAACTGTAATAGATGCTGTTGCGCCTGTACCAGATCCTCCAGTAATAGGAACATTATTGTATACACCTTCTGTGTAATCTGCTCCACCATTTAAAATGGTAAATCTTCCAATACCATCATAATCAATAACTCCAGAATTTTTTGGAGTCCTTAGTACAGCACTCTGATATAATCTCTTTCTTAGATAATATGTTTTTGTTTTTGTATCCGATGGGTTAATATCAACCACAATCTTATCACCAATTCCCAAACCATGGTTAGAAGCAGTTTCAATTAACGCAACACTTTGATTGACTTCAAATGGTTCTAAGTTGTCACTCAAAGAAAGTAGTGTAACAATTTGCGATCCTGATGTATTGAATAAATTATCTGACTGAAGGAAATATGTATCATCAACAATCCAGTTTCCATCAAGGAATACTGTTACTGTAGTAGTATCTCTAATGGTATTACCATCTTCTGAAGTAATTGTATGATTACTTACATTCGTCCAATCACCAGTTTCTTCAAAAACGTTTACAGAACCAAATGCATCAGTAGTTTCTGCAACATAACCAGTTGCAACAACTACACCAGCATTATCTTTTAGTGATACTAATTCACCTTTTCTAAATGACGCAACATTAGACAACCCAAGAGTAATCTCTCTAAGTTGTCTAATTTTTACAACATTCTGTCTACTGGTTCCTTCTAAAACTCTTGCTTTAGCAACTGCTGGATTTTTGCCATCAGTTAGACTTAAGATAGCATTTTCGGAATAGCTACTATCTTGATCAATAGTAAGAATAAAAGTCTTGATATCTGCAGAGAACGTACCTGTGTTGTTAAATGTTCCTACAACATTCTTAAGTACGATTGTATTGCCGTCAGTAACTGTTCCGACAATCTTACCAGACGCACCAGACGCAGGTTGTCTGAGAGTATCATCTACAAATAGATATGCACTCTGAATAGTAGTTAATTTTACTACTTTATCTTCTTTTGATTGTAGATAATTTACTTGCTTTCCTTTAACAGAAGAAACAAGAATCTCTGCATCTTTTCCTTCAGTTCCTAAGTTATCAAAATATAGTTTTGAGTTAACTGAGAAATTGCTGGATGTACGATCAATATCAACACCAGTAATAGATCCAGATTTTACCTCATCAATTTGAGCAACTAAACCTTCGCCATTTCTTGGCATTCCAGGAAGGAAAAATCTCTTAGCATCCTTTGGAATATCATTCTGATTGATATTTGAATTGTAATTACTGTCTACAGGTAGAGAGTAGAATTTATCACCTACAATATATGGGAATTGCGGTACTTGATTGCTATCAATAGTAACGAAATAAGCATAAACTCCCTCTGGAAAATCGGGGGTAATGCAAAATCGTCCATTATTTTCATCTAGTGATCCGCTCTTATGATTATACTTATAATCATCGATAAACGATCCTAGAGGATATTGTCCTAATGATGGACCACCACCTCTAGCAGCTCGTAAAGAATAACTAGAAGTCATCCTAACAATAGGAGACTGAGAATCTAATGGGTTCTGGTGTGCAAATGGACCATAGATTGGATTTCCATCATATGCAAAACCTAGAATTGGTGAATGTGTCTTTACAGTAGGTTCTGTATCAGCAGAATTTAAGTTATCATTTAACTGAACTCTAAGTGCTTTTGGATTAGCAAGTTGACCATAACCATTTTCGAGAACATTATTATAGTTCTCAAATAATGTACCGAATTGACTATCCAATTCTGAACTATACTTATAGAATCTGTTTTTAATCCACTCTTTTAAAATAGGTGTTGCTGTGCATCCTTCACCAACCGCAATAATATCTACAACAATATTATTTTGAGTATACAGAGAACCACCAGAAATTTTTACAAACTCGGTAATTTTTCCTGATTGATCTACAACTGCTTCATATTCTGCAAATCTTCCCTTACCTAATCTATCGGTAATTCTTACGATGGGAGGGGACGAGTAGTAAACACCAGGATTATCAATAACAATACTAGTAACTTCTCCGCCAGTTACAACAGCAGATGCTTTTGCATCTCTACCAGAACTAATTTCAATACGTGGAGTAGTCAAATAAGTAGTTTCTTTATCGTTAACAACGATACGATCTACAACTTGACCAGATAAAACTGCAGATGCTTTAGATGCATCTCCTTCAATAATTACAAATGGAGGTTTTTGATAACTTCTGCCTCTAGTTTCTACACGAACTTCTTCTAAGTTTCCAAAACGAATGCTCTCTGAATCTTTATAACCATACACACGAACACCATTAAGTAAAATACCAACTTCAGTTTTTGGTGTTTTATAAACCTCTGTAGTTATAGTAGGTGTCTTTCTAATAATCCTCAGTAACTTTTGATCTAGAACAGTTTTCGTAGTTTGAGCACGATCTAAAATTGTATATGATGGATAACCAGAACTTGTGATATAATAATACTGTTCATCTGCTAAAATAGCAGAAACATTAGTAGATACACCGTCGAGACCCGTTGCTATGACTGGGTTTGTGGGTGTACTAACTGGAGACCAATCATTTAGAATCCATCTAGTATTGTTAGTTCCTGTGCGAACAATTCTAGGATCTTTTGATTTAAATCCAGGATCAGAAACCTGGATCTTATCTCCAGGAGAAGAATATGGAGATGTAGATGTTGTAGAGAAGTCATAAACAACACCAAGTGTTAGTAACTTAACACCACCATTACTAATAGTAATTGGTTTGTAGACTTGTGTGCCTTGTGCATGAGTTACTGGAGATGCACCTCTCTGTTTGATATAGAACTGATTTACATTTTTATCTTCAAAGGTAATTACCTCTTCACCAATCAATACTTCACCAATAGAATCCCACCCAACGGTAGAAAATACATCAATTCTATTTGTGTTTGTTTGATCTAGTTCTCTTTCTAATCTTGTCTTTGTAGATACACCAAAAATACCATTAACAGTTTCTGGTGCAAGTACAATATTCCAAATTACTTCACCATCTAGTGTTCCTTCTGCATATACGTTATCTACCGTGGCAGATGCATATCCATAATCTTCTGTTGGTGTTTGGACAACCTGTTTACCAATAAGAGATTTAGGATTTCCAGAAACAACTTTTACCTTTAGAGCATATACATTAACCCAGTCAGAGTTTGATGCTTTATAAGTAAACTCTCTTGGTTTGTATACTTCTGGTTTATTGTTAATATCTTTAGCAACAATCGTGTTAAAGATAAACTTAATAGAACTAGTAGTGCCCTTTGACTTGTAAAACTTCTGAATATTCTTGATTAAAGTTCTCTTGTCGATTTCTCCCTTTAGATACTTTTCTGGGAAAGATCCAAGGTATTGCTTTTCAAAGTTTTTTACAAAAGCATACAGGAACAGATTACTTACGTTGTATACTTTCGCGCCATTAATGTGAGACTGTGCAACTGTAGATGCAAACTCAGTGCTTTCGTAAAGATCTCCTAGTCTGGTGTTACCACTGACTCCTCTGTGACAGTTCAGTAACTGTGTGTCTGTGCGAGTCTCGTAAAATACGATCTCGTCGCCAATTTTAACAAATCCGTTTTTTGCTGGGAATGACTGTGCATCAACTAATGTAAGTGTAGTGTCGGAAGAACTAACACTGCCATTTAGTCTATCGTGCTGTTTGAGAATATTCTTCTCATAGTAATCAATATCAGCATACTTTTGAATGTTATTGATAACATCCAAAGTACCACCTTGCACCTCCTGAGCTTCATAATACTTTTGTACAAACTTAGTAAAAAGTTCATACTCAGTAGTAATGAATTCTGGAAGCTGTGACTCAATTAGAGTGGAAATTCTCTTAGTCTTTACAGCAGGCATTTACTTACTCTTTGTATGCAGTGAACGAGGAATTCGCAACGTCAACGTCAAGGTAGACCTCACGGAGTGCCTTGATATCATTAGATAGTGGTTTTACTCTAACAGAGATGCGGTTGTCGAAGAAACTGCCCTTAATAATAGTAAGAGCGTCCATTTTCAGTTCGCCTTTTTCATAATCAATAATGCCAACTTCTCTGTCGAGGACAACCTTTTCACCAGTTACGGTATCTAGTCTATATAGGACGATTTTACCATCCCTATCTTCTAGATAAACGTCAAATGTGGGGTACTCAGTGACTCTAAACCCAGTGCTAGAGAGGACTGGATCATCACAATCTTTGTCAAATGCATTCTGGAAACAGATCTCATAATATGACGTTGAGTTTAGCAAAGGATAGAAATCCTTTCTCATCATTACTGAGGTAAGGTTAGAATTTACTGAACGGTCGGTATCATCGATAACTGCAACCATCTTACTGTATCTGAACTTACCGTTGAACTTTTCTGTATCACTTGTATCAAGGTAAGACTGAACAGAACCAATCACTCTATCTCTAATCTGTGCAGGTGTCTCGTCAGTAAGTAAACTATTGTAATAAATCTTGCTGGTCAATTCAACATACAAGATTGAAGGATCGACAATAACAGGTTCTACTGATGCAACCACATACTTCTTAAGATGATCAACAATATTCTGCTTTGTTAAAGATGTTAAGAATGCAGCATCATTTGGTTTCAATACGATGAATACTTTACCATACTCTGGAGGGACCTGATCTTCGCCTCCAAAGACGATAATGTCGCTGGTGGCGGGATATATCGTTCTGATGATTGCACCGTAGTCCTGGGCGGTCACAGCGCGGTCCTGTGCGCCATATGACTTAGGAGCGTTGAACTTAATCTTGCTAATGTCTTCTAGTGCCTCTCCTCCAGAAGAAGCAACACTAGATGTAAGATTTACACTAATGTTATTGGGCGATGCACCATCCTTGTTCTCTAGTACACCTGAGAAAATGAATGATTTGACACCGTTTGATGCTGGACCAGCAGTTGTTAGATATGATACTTCAATACGAGATCCATTCTCTACCTTTTTACCAAGAACACCATCACCCATGATGATCTCATATCTTTGATCTTCGATCTCATCAAGGAAAAATACTTTTGAGTTGCCATCAACACCCAAGATGTTCTCTGCTAACAAATATGGTTCGTTGAGACTACTACCACTGGGGAAGACTCTGACACTAATTGTGTTAGTATCGATGTTCTGGTTGTCTAGAATGTAACGCTGACCTCTCAGTGCTGAATTAACTGTAAACGTGTTGGTTAGTAACGTTCCTTCTTTTACAGGTGCATTAATGAATGTTGCGACACCATTTGATACTTGACCTTTGATGTCCTTCTCAGCAACATACTGATATAAAGTATTATTATAATTGGCAACAAATCCTGTACCCTTCTTCAATAGAAGTTCTGTATCGTTCGTAGGGTTAGCATATGTTACCGTAAACGAGATATATGCAACTGGTGCAGTAATACTCTTAGGAGTGTATCCTAACTGCTTCGCAATCGCTACTACGTTGTCTCGTAAGGTGGCAGAATCGATGAATAGTTCATTCACCACCATATTGGTGTTAAACGCCGTATAATACGTATTATAGGCAAGTGTGTCGATGAGGGTTGCAAGTGTAGAACCCTCAAAATCATAATCAGTAAAATCTGATTGTGCTCTGAGGTAATCCTTCAGAGCTACTTTGATATCTTCAAAATCTAGATTGGCAACCTGAGTATAAGGCATTATCGTGTACGCTCTAAGAAGAATTCTGTTGCCACTGGTGTGTCTTCCTGTCCAATAATAGTAAAGGTCATTTCGACACTGTAACCATTATTCTGTTCGTCTGGAGTAACACGAACAGTATCAACATCAATTCTTGGTTCGTATCTCTCAATTACTTCATAGACTTGAGAACGAATCATACCTGCTGTAGCATAATCTAGAGGTTCAAACAAAGACTCAGTAATTCCACACCCTAGATTGGGTTGGAATGGTCTCTCACCCTTATTAGTAAGAAGCAAGGCAGTAATCGACTGAACGATAGCTGCCTTGTCTTTCACTGTGACGACATCATCAGTGACTGGATGCTTTTTGAATGTAACACTCACATCTTTGAATGTTTCAAAGCTAGGCATTTAGACACAGCAATAGGCTGTTTCTATTTATCACTTGCCAACGAATCCGTCCGCCCACTCTTCTTGGTTGTCGAAGACTTCACCCTCTTTAACAGTCTTACGTTTTCCTGCCTTACGTAAATACTTGTCACTGTCAACTTCAGTGATAAGAGTCATTCCTGACTTTCTAAAGTCTTCACCCTTATCCACTCGTTTGTCCATGGGTCGTCTCCCTTTGCAGTAATTGTCTTTCATACTATCTATTAAAATTCGATCCACCCCGTTACAATCATTTTCTCTAATTCCTCATCTACCTGACTTCTATGAGTGTACATCCACTCAGCAGGCCAAATTAGAGTCTTTCCTTTCTCAGCAGGCACTCGTAATTTTTGATATAAGAACTCTGTACCACCGTTGGGGTTGTCGGTGAGATACGTCATCCATACCAAATGCCTTCTAATGGTGCGTTTGTTGTTAGATCTTTCGTGATGCCAAATCTTATATCCTTCACCAGGATTGTAATGCTGAATATTAAATTTATCAGATACACTACATGGCATACTAGACCTTTCGTACTTTTTAAAATAGCTCTTTAAACAAAGATCTAAGTGGTACAAATAGGTCTTGATCCTATCATCAAATTGCTGATAGTTTTTTGGTACACTGATGTCCTCAGATACCTTTACACGTTCATCAACTACACCAGTTGCCATACCTTTGTGAGGTTTGAAGGACTCGTTGTTATAAAAGAAATCAATAAGTCCTTCACATACACTAAGAGGTATGGTTGATTCGTAAATAAAATTCTCCATTCATCGTCCTTGACCACGATAACGCTTCTTAGCTTTGTTACGGGATGTAGCAGCGTACTTAGTGTTCTTAGAACTACCTTGACGAGTAGTCTTCGGTTTGCCCTCAATAAACGTACCGCCACTCAGTCCAACTTTTGCTCGTGCCATAATGTCCTTTCAATTGACTCTTGTATTATATCACAGATTGATCATGCTGCAAATACTGTCCACGATGCTTCTGCCATACGTGCAGCACCAGGCGTTAACGTATCCGACAAACGCATCGCAGGTTGTCCGTTGATCATAACCTTTGTAGAACCAACAGCAGCAACGTCTGGGTGAACGTCAGTGCCACATGTATGAGGCGTGAAGGTGTCTCCAACCTTATGAGCGAAGACTCCATTCACTTTGACGTTAACGGACGCTGTGACGCCCACAGAGGGGGCATAGCATCCATGACCCGTTGTAATGTCACCAATCCTACTCAGCGGTTTCAGCGTTTTCATAGTCGAAATCCAAAAATCCGTTCTGTAATTCTATGTAGTACGCTAATCGATTAGCGGCAGGAGTCCAGTTATTCTCTACAACCATCGTTCCAGGGAAGTATGTCACAAATGGTGGACATGTATGTGTAACAACTAATGTATAGTTGTATGTCATTAGTTCAATAAACGATGGTCGCCATTTGACCCAACTACTTACTTCTGGTACTAATGATGCCAAATAGTCACTACCTACTGTTAATACACTCGCTTCAGACTGTGGAGTAAAGTTCTCTAGTAGAATAGGTGTACCCATACCTGTTGGGAAATGCTCTTGACCAATCTGTGTCAATCCAGGAGGGATCTGATCAAATGGTAACTCCTTCTTACCATATAACATGCTCGCGAGATTCAAACGGTTCCTAGCCGTCGGCGCTACCATTTTTGGGTCTACACCTACAGGATCAAACGTCGGAGTATTCTTATAGTATGATGCATAGATGTACTCGGCGTCATAAAAATATTTCTCACCATAATATCCCTTCAGAGGTGCCACTAATGCCACTGTAGGACTCGCACCTACACTGATGGTGCCATACGTCATCCTAGGTTCTAGAAACGCAGGGAGAAGCATCTCAGGGATGTCAGGAACTGGGAAATCTGCAATATCAATTAACTTCGTAATCGTGCAACCTATCCCAACCCCGCCAGGAGGATTCCCAGGTAATAACGTCACACTTGTGATTAACTCGGGTATCTTCGGTAAAGGACAACCTCCCGTCGCCTGCACAGTGATCGTCATCGTTGGGTTGATCGTCTCGTACAGGATAGGATTTGGTGCTAACCTAGGCGTGTCCTGAAACAACGGCGGTACAGGGTTCGGACGCGGTTTTAGTACAAACCCTCCACCAGATACTAAGACTTCATCATTTGGTACAATAACTACTGGCATTAGACTGACTGGGCAACTCTTGCAAGATCTTTCTTAATACCTTCTACATTATTATGCAAATAATCTAACGTGTCTGAGAGACTTTCGTACTCACTCTCCGAGGGACGGCGGTACATCAACGTTGGACGCTCCAATTGCGATATCCGTTGGTCCAGGCTCTGCAATCTCTCGGACAGCACTAGGAGGGTGCTCTCCAATTTCTGCAGCTGCGGTTGTAACTCTTCCATCATTTTGATCTCCTCTCATGAATGCCTCAGCGGCGCGTCCCTCAAATGCATCGCAAAAATCATCAAAGTTATTTACAATATCATCAAAGTTCTTGAAACGGTTTTCACTCATTTTTTTGCTGGGAAAATTTTTTGGATTTTAAGGTTTTCAAAAACCAATTTTCAAAATTATTTATCGCTCGTCTGGATACTTTTGTAGGTTAGGGGAGTCATGCATTTTTGAAATCGCTTGGCGACCCTTAACTAACAAATAAGGGGGCAAATCACTGCCCCCTGAGTGTTATCTACTGTGTGACGCTAAGTGTCACAGTTCTGCCATCATTTCGTTCATCTCAGTGTGATC